TTGTTTCCAGTCGGGGGCCTTGAGAAACGGGCGCGTCTCGAGCAGGCCGTTGACGACGTCCTCCAGCTTCGCGCCGTCGGGACCCGTAACGGTGGTCCCGTCGTCGGAGATCTGGAGGCGGGGACCGAGGAGGTCGACCAGCGTCTCGCCGGTCTTGTCCACGGTGCGGCCGGCGAACGGCATCAGGGCGGATCGCTTCAGGGTCGTGGACCGGTACGCGGCGAGCTCCCCGTTGGCCTTCTCGAGGTCACGGATCTGCTTCGCCAACTTCCCGTTCTCGCCCTTCAGCTTCTCCGCTTCGGTGACGGTCGCCTTCGACGAGTCGAGCTTCGCCTTGAGCGCGGACAGGTCGTCCTCGCCCTCGGCACCGAGGGAACCGAGTAGGTCGGCCTTGGCCTTTTCGACCGCGGCCCTGACCGCCTTCTCCGTCTTCTTCGCGACCGCGGCGAGGAACTCGCCCTCGGATTTGAAGGTGACGGCCGGCTTGTCGTCGGTGCTCTTGTCGTCGTTCTCGGGTGGCATGCGCGCGTTCTCCCCCGGCTCGACGGCGCCGGTTGCCGCTACCCGGATTGAGGCTCCGGTCGCCTTACCCCGCGGTGTTGGCGGCGGGTGCGCCCTTCGGTCGAGACCTGGCAGCACCGTCGGAGGTGGTCAAGCCCCCGGGCTGTCCGGCGCCGGGCGGTTGCGCGCCGTCCGCGGGCGGCGTCGGCTCCTGGTCCGGCATGGCGTCGACCGCGGCCGTCATCTCGTCGAGCTCGGCCTGCGTCGCGTTCTGGTCCTCGAAGTACTGGCGCACGAGGCGCCTCTTGACCGCCTTGTCGACCGGGACCGGCAGGCCAACCGAGCGGAAGCTCAGCACCTCGTCGACGCGTTCTTTGAAGGTGCGCATGTCGAACTGCCGGCTGTACTGGACGGTGGGCTTGGCGGGCTTGGCCGCGGCCGCGCCGGTCCGATACGAGAGCACGAGGTTCGCGACGCGGATCTCCGCGTCCTGCAGCTCATCGGCGCAGTCGCCGAGGAGGGAGCGCTTGTCCTCGGTCTCGAGCGCGAGCGCCTCGCCAGAGGACTTCTGCTGCGAGGCTTCCTGCCGGCCGCGGCCCGTGCCGGCGGCCTGGCGTGCCTGCTCGATGGTGTCCCGCTTCGCCTCCAGCAGCGACAGCAGCTGTTGCGGATCGGGCGCGATGAACTTCGGCTCGCCGCCGGCGGCGCCGGGGTTGAAGGCGAACGCGCGCTTGATGCCGAGCTGCACGTCGTCGATCTGGCCGCTCTCGTCGGGGATGATGAGCTGCGAGAACACCTGCTCGTACGCGAGCTGGTCGATCAACGAGTCGTAGTTGAACACGCGGTTGTTCATCTTCGCGATGTCGGCCGCGTACGGCGTCGCCGCCGGGAACGAGTAGTCCTCGTCCTTCCCCGTGAGCGAGTAGACCGGCTCGAACGGCACGCGCCCGAACTCGTGCTTCCGCTCGGTATCGACCGGTTTGCCCGTCCGGTCCATCGTCACGACGGTATCGCGCGTCCACAGGCGGAACAGCGGACGCGCCTTGTACGGCTGGCTCCAGTCGCGCGTCTCGTCGCTGAAGATGAACTGCTTGAGCCAGATGAACTGGCCGTCCTCGTCCGTCTGCCAGTCGAGGATATCGAGCGGCGAGACGCCGTAGATGTACGGCTTCCCGTCGCCATCCTTCGTGTCGACGTCGGCGCACGCATACCAGAGGCCGAGGTAGTTCGCCCGCCGGGCGGCGCCACGGATCCACTGGTCCATGCTGGTGAGCCGCCGCTGGTCGACGGCCGACCAGAACGTCTTGAGCTCCTCGGGCCCGTCGCGCACCGGCGCCGTCTTGAGCGTGTGCGAGACGACGAGGTTGACGATCGGCTTCGTGAAGTTGAGGTAGCTGGCGCGCTTCCGTCGGTTCTCGTACTCCCACGCGCTCTCGCGGTCGAAGCGGAAGAGGAACGACGGATAGCGGTCCGTGGTCTGCCCGGTCACCGTCGACGTCGGGTCGCCGCTGATGATGACGCCGCGGTCGTCGCGGCGCGGCCCGAGGTTCGGATACTGGAACTCGATCGTGATGCGCTGGGGCTTCTGGTAATCGATCCCGCCCTTGTAGGAGGCGTCCCAGAACTGCCACCACCAGAGGCGGCGCTTGTACTCGGGATGCTGGTACCCGACCGAGCCGGGGATGTCCTGCAGCCCGAGGCCGGTCTCGTCGACGAAGTCCACGTGGCTGCCGAGCTACGAAACGAGCTCCCAGTCCTCGGCGAGCATGTCGGTTTGCGACGCGAGCCACGGGACGAGCTTCCCGTCGACGGTGGACATGTACAGGTAGGGGAGGCCCATCTTCGAGTTGGCGTCGGGCACCTGCAGCGCGATCCACATCCCCTTCCCGTTCCAGCCGGCGCGCGCGACGCGCTGGCCGTTCTTGAGCTCCGTGAGCGCTACGCCAAAGTTGAACCCGCCGTGACCCATGCTCCCGAGACCTGGCAGCACCGGCCCAGCCGATCAAGGCTTGGCGCCGTGGTCCCCTTCGCCATCTGCGCGCGCGATGACCTCCCCGCGCTGCTCGCGCCCGGGCACGTGTTCCGGCGGCTCGTCTCCATCAACGACCCGGGCCATGCACCGCCGGCCGCCGCCGCCGAGGTGCCGATCCGGCTGCGCCTCGCGTTCCGCGACGTGGGCGTGGGCGAGACGGGCGCGCCGACAGTGGCGCACGTGTCGATGCTGATCCGCTTCGGCGAGCGCGCGACGACGCCGGTGCTGCTCCACTGCCAGCGCGGCTTGAGCCGCTCGCCCGCCGCCGCGTGCATCGTGCTCGCGGCGCTCGGACACGGCACCGAGGACGTCATCTTCCAGGAGGTGATCGCCGCACGGCCGAACTGCCGGCCGAACCGCTGGATGCTACGGCTCGCGGACCGCGCACTCGGGACGCGGATGGCGTCGGTGTGGGCGCGGTACTTCGCGGCCTAGCTGCGTCGCAGCCGCGCCGGCAGCCCGAGCAGCGCGCTCGCGAGGCAGAAGCCGAAGCCGAACGAGAAGCCGACGAAGGCCCACTCGACGAACTTGGCGAGGCTGACGCCGGGCATGTTCACAGCTTAACGCCTGGCGTTCAGCCGTTCAGCCGTTCTGTTCACGCGAACCCGCTCGACGTCGGCCGCCCCGTCCCGAGCGCGCGCAGCGTCGGCGGCCTCATCGTCGCCGTGATCGCGTAGCGGGCGGCATCGAAGCCGTGGTCCTTCTGGTTCGGCGCGAGCGATTCTTCCCACTCCTCGCCCTTCACGAGGCTGTTGCTCTCATCCCACACGAGGTTCCGCATCTCCTCGCAGAAGTGCGGCGCGTTCTTCTTCAGCGCGAACAGCCTTCCCGCCTGCGCCATAAGCGCGAGCTGCCGCACGCCCGCCATGACCGAGCGGTCGTGCTCCTCGAATTTCCCGGTCCAATCGAGGTTAGTGTGTTTTCGACACCGTAGGCCCGCGCGGCGCAGGCGGATGATGTTGTCGGGCTCGGCCGGGTCGCAGATCCACTCGCCGATGCCCCACTTCTTCGTGAGGCGCACGGCGCTCGGCGCCCAGAAGTTCTCGACGAGCTTGCCGGCCGCGTACTCCTCGTCGACGACGTAGGCGGCGCCGAGCGCGGACGTCCCGATGACCTCCTGCGCGCCCGGCTTGCTCGTGCCCCAGTCCTGCCCGCCCGTGCGGCGGTGGAAGACGAGGCCTTCGGGCAGCTCGGGCAGCTCGTGCGCGGCGCCCCACTCGGCGAACACCTGCCCCATGAACGCCTCGAAGCTCGCCTCGTACTCGCGCTTGAAATAGGCCGCCGGCATGATGCGCCGGTCGCGCTCGACCTCCGCGCGCAGCGCTGGGACCTGGTCGTTGTCGACCGTGCGCCAGGTGAAGAACTGGTAGCCCTCCTCGCCGCGCAGGGCCGGCTCGACCAGGTCGGTGTAGAGCCAGTTCCGCCCCATCGGCGTCGACGTGACGATCGCCCAGCCGGCCTTGTTCGCTAACGTCTGCCGCAGGCGCCCCTGCCAGGCCTGCGGGTGAATGAGCGCCGCCTCCTCGAGCCAGATCCCGTCGAGGCCGACGCTGACGAGCTTCTGGTGATCCTTCGCGCTGATGAACTGGACGTAGATGTCCGGCCGCAGCCACCACGTGCGCGAGCCGGTGTTCGCGTGCTCGAGCGCCTCGGGGGGCATCGCCGCGAGCAGCGCGCGCTGCGTCTCCTCGAGCAGCTTGAACGTCGGCCCGACGATCCAGTAATGGAGCCGCGGGCGGCGCTTCCACCACTCGGCGGTGCCATACGGCGCGGCGCCGGGGCTGTACCAGGACAGGCGCCGCGGCAGATCCCAGCAGTAGATCTGGTGCAGGAACTGCTCGGCGGCCGTCGTGGTCTTCGACGCGCGCCGGCCGGTGACGATGATCTTGAAGCGCGCGGGGCTGGCATGGACCGCGCGCGCCGGCGTGCACGGCCGGCCGCCCGGGACACCCCCATAGTTCGCGTGGAGCTCCAACCTGCCGCTCCGGTCAGCGGGGGCTGCGCGTTCAGCCGCCTCCGAACATGTTCATCGTCACGATCTTGAGCGTGACGAGCTCGAGGACGGCGCAGGCATCGCGCCGGCCACGGTCGGCGGCGATTTGGTGCATGGTCCGGACGACGGCGAGCGCGCGCGCACCGTACTGGCGCCGAAGCTGCGCAGCCACCTCATTCGCCTTCGCGTTGCGCTCGGCAACGCCGGCCGTGTCCCAGATTGGCACCTCGTAGCGTTCGCCCTCGACCAGCACCGTCGTTACCGTCGTGCGTTCGTCGCACCCGGGATCGACGCCGACGGTAATGGCTTGGACGAGCTCGCCGGTGAGGACCTCGCCGCTCACGCTGGCACCAGAAGCGGCTTCGGCGGGTCCTCCTCGCGCATCTTCGCCAGCTCCTCGCGGATGCGCTCGACGGTGACCTTCCCCTCGGCGTCGAAAGGGATCGCCGCGAAGAGGATCTGCGAGCCCTGTGTCGCGAACCGCAGCGCGAGCGTGTCGGCCACCATCAAGCACGGCTGGAAGCGAAACGCGTTCGCCGCCGGGTCCCAGATCGGCCGCAGGGTGATCGCCTGCACGGGCATGCCCGGCACCGGGAACGTGAAGTCGCTCGGCGGCGGGTTCTCGGCTAAGGGGTTGTCGTGGTGCTCGCTCATCGGCTTCGCTCCTTCGTGATGGCCTCGGCCACGGCGCGCTCGATCCCGCTGGCGCCGTCGTGGTCTTCGCCGCACTCGGCGCGGAAGTGCGCCTCGACGTCCAGGATCAGCGGGCGCAGCGCGAACTTCCGGTCACGTCCCAGAACCGTCACCGCCGCTATCACCTCCCGGCTCGTCTCCTGGCACCGGACCCGCGCCACCCACCGGCGGCTCTTCGTCGTGCCCGTCCCCTCCCGGACGCCCACCAGCATCAGGCGGTGCATCGCCGCTCCCGGGCGCGGGGCACCAGTCGGCGGCGCCGCGGAACAGGATCTCGAGCTTCTGCGGGCCGGGCGGCGCCTTGTCGCCCACGCGCGCGAGCATCTCGGCCACCCGCGCCGCGCTCGCGCCCGCGCGCGCCAGCGCATCGGCTGTGTGCGCCGCCGACTCGGGGGTCGCGGTCGCCAGCCGGGCGAAGTCGGAACTCATGGCGACGAGCTCCATGGCCCGGTCCGCCGCCTCTTCGGCCATCCCCGTGCGTATGGATTGTCGAACTTTGTCGAGGTTGGCGTCCCCGCCCGCCAGCCGCAGGACGATCCCGCGCACGGTCGCGTAGGGCTGCCCGGTCGCGCGGGCGGTCTCGAGGTAGCTCTGGGTCAGCTGCCACGAGGCCCACACCTTCTCTTCGACTTCCGGTGGAGTTTTCGACCCTTGCGCCACTGTTCAAGACCTGACAGCACCGGGGAAGGGGGTCAACCGACGGGGGCGTCACGCGTCCGCCTTGGCGGCGAGGATGGCCCGCAGCTCGCCGAACGTGCAGACGCCGTAAGCGACGGCGCCGTCGGTCTGCGGGACGAGCATCCGCTCGAGCGCGCGCCGGGCGAGCTCGCGTCGGTCCTGCCCGCGGGCGAGCGCCTCGGGCCGGCCATCCGGCAGCCGCACCACGAACAGGCAGAGGTCCCCGAGCGGGTACTTGCCGCGGTCGCGCGGGGGCGCCCCGGCGCCGTCGACCTTCTCCCACGGGCGCTCGCCCCGGCCGCGCATCTTACAGCCGCAGGAGCGCGTGCGGCCGCCGCGGACGTGTTTCACGGGGAACGTGCGCGTGACGCCGCAGGTGCAGCGCCAGCGCGCGAGCCGGTCGCCACGCTCGCTCCGGCCGAGGTACCGCACGAGGGTCAGGTCCCCGAACGAGGGGGGCGGGAGCCGGGCCGTGCCATCGCCAGCCCGCCCCATGGTCACCGCTGGAGGGGGGGCGGCCAGGGCGCGCTCGCGTTCTCCGGCTCGGCCGGGCTGTCGGTCCAGAAGTCCCCGAGGCGGTAGTAGGCGTGCGCGCCGAGCGGCACCCGGGTCAGCCCCTTGCCGTGCGCGTTCGCTGCCTCGACGCTGCCGATGCAGACGGGCGAGGCCTCGCGGTGGGCGCGCTCGATCGCCTCGGCACCGGCGGTCATGGAGTGCTTGCGCGAGAGCCGCACCGCCCCCGCGCGCTCGCAGCGGCCGCAGAACCAGCGGAACAGGAGCCAGCGGTCCTCGTCGCCCCCCTCCCGCCGGGCGTGCCGGTCGATGTCGAGCGGCCGGGTCACCAGGGAATGCCTCCGAACTGCTCGGTCATGAGCTCGTGCTCGCGGATGCTCTGCGCGCGCGCCATCGGGCTCGAGGCGATCATCGTCATGCCGCCGCCGCCGTTCCGAAGGCGCTGGACGAGCGGGTCGAGGGCGCGCATCACGGCGATCGCGGAGTGGCGCCGGACGTTGGCGAGCCAGCTCCCGGGCGCGAGCAGCCGGTCGCGGCCGCCGGGGTCCACCTGGTGGACGCGCTTCACGCCGGCGCGCTCGGCGCGGCCGAGCCACTCGGTGTCGACGTGCCAGCGGAAGCCCTCGTTGAGGGGCCCGACCTGCTCCCAGGTCGCGCGCGGCATCACCCAGCCGGACGGCGTCGGGAAGTCGTTGTAGCGGAGGAAGCTCCGCCATTCGTCCTCGGCGACCTCGCGCTGGGAGGCCGACACGAAGCCGAACCCCTGCTCGAGGTGCTCGAGCCCGCGGCGTAGGCGCTCGTTCTCCCAGAGGTCGTCGTCCTCGAGAAACGCGAGCACGTCGCCTGTTGAATCTCTGACGGCCGCGTTCACGGCGCGGGCCTGCCCCTCGCCGGTCGACTCGACGAACCGGATCACCGGCTGACCGGGCGCCGGGTTGCCGAGGAAGCGCGCCGGCACGCGCTCGAGGGCGCCCTGGTCGAGACCGACGACGACCTCGAGCGCGTCGACGTCGACCTCCTGCTGCGCCGCCACGGACAGGAGCGCGTTGTCGAGGTGCAGGTTGCCGAACTGCGACAGCGGGTTCGGCTGGAGACGGGACGGGATGATGACGGAGATCTTCATCGGCTGGCGAGCGCCTTTCGGTAGGGGGTGTAGAGGATCTCGATCTGCCGCGGCGTGAGCGCGTAGTCGGGTAGCGCGACCTGCTCGCCGCCGTGCGGGAGCTGGTGGTAGCTGGAGTAGTGGTAGGCGACGAGCGGGCGGCCGCCGAAGTGGATCACGCCGTCGCGCACGTCGAGCGCGCGCGTGTGCACCGCCCACGGGCCGAGGCAGGCGCCGGGGTGCTCGATCGCGAGAGCGCCGCTGACCGGGAAGCCGTTGAGGTACCCCTGGTCTCCGTAGAGGGCGCCGCCGACGTCGTGGACGACCTTGTCGTAACACCAGCCCCGGCACGCTTTCGCCCATCGCTCGGCGAGCAGCCCTGGCTCGAAGTGGACCAGCCCGACGTTGAAGCGCCCGAACATCAGGTGGCTCTCTTCGGTCGGCCCCGGCAGGCCGCGCGACGCTTCCGCGAAGCCGTGAGGAACGACGAAGCCGCCGTACTCCGCCGCGTCCGCGAAGAGGGGCTCGGGGCTGGCGTGGAACATGACGTCGGCGTCGACGTACGTCACCGGGCCGCCGGTCGCCTCCATCACGTCGACGATGTGCTGCGGCCCGCACGTCCACATGTGCTCGACGGGGTTGCGCGGCGGCCCCGGCAGTGCCGCGACCGCGAGCTCGGGATGGCGGCCGACGATGTCGACCGCGACGTCGATTCCCGCGTGCTCGGCGAGGCTCGCGGCGGCGGCGTCCCAGCAGAGCGCGTGCAGCACGGCGGGGCCGCCCTGGCGCCGGAGCGACTCCCACATGACCCGTGCCTTCGGCCAGTACGCCGAGTCGAAGTAGGTCGCGTAGACGCGCGGGCGCGCGTAGAGGCAGGTGGCCTCGCCGCCGTCGGCCTGCCACGCGCTGACCGGGAGGAAGTTGTACTTGCCGAGCTCCTCGGCGATCTCCGCCGCGTGGAAGCGCCAGGCGGGGAACGTCTTCCCGTAGCCGTGCGTCTCGGTGCGGCCGGCGGTCTTGCCGTTCACGGGCAGCCTATGGAGAACGAGCCAGCGCCGCGACGCCGCGCACAGGCCGGCGAGGTGCGCGCGCCAGTCGTCGACGTGCATGAGCGCGCACCCGTCGATCACGACGTCGGCGCGGACGCCGTCCTGGTCGCGCAGGTCGGCCTGCGTCCAGCGGCTCTCGGGGTAACGCTCGCGCGCGATCTCGATCGCCGGGCCGCTGATGTCGGTTCCCGAGTAGCTAGCGTAGGAGACGCCCGCGCGGTCGAGCAGCTCGCGGCCGTACCCGCTCGCGCAGCCGACCTCCCAGATCGAGCCCGGGCACTGCG